GCCGACACCGCTACGACCCTGACTGGTGTCACTGCTGGCTGGAGCGCCGCCTCTACCCCGAGCGTCACAACGGACACGGGCATGCGGCTGTTCGCGTTCAGCCAGGTCGTTGCAGCATCGGGCACGTATCCGCTTTCCGGCACGCTCGGCACCTCGAGCAACTGGGAGGTCGTCAACGCCGGTTACAAGTACACGGCCGGCGGCGGCGCCACCTACAACAAGAAGGGCGCGGCGGTCGCGAAACTGTACGGCCGCGGCACCAGGACGGGCGGCAGGGCGCTATTCACGAAGACCGGCGCGGCGGTCGCCAAGCTCTACAGCACGGGCGCCAGGGTGCTCGGGGCCGGTTACCTGGCGACGACGTCGCCGCTGGTGCCGTTTCGCCAGCAGGCGACCCCGGGCGCATACTTCAAAACTGGCGCCGGAGCCGCACGGCTTTACGCGACGGGCGCCAAGCAGTACCTGCTCGGCGGCAGCGGCGTCCTCTACCAGAAGACTGGTACAGGCACCGCCCGCGACTACGCCACCGGCCGCAAAGTCCTCATCTACATCTCGACCGGCGCGGGCAGCACCCGGTTCTACGGCTCGGGTGCCAGAACCGGCGGTACGATCCCGCCGCCCGTCCAGGCGCCACTCTCCGTTCTCCGAGACGCCGTCCTCACCATCGCAGGCGTTGACCTCTCAGACCACGTCGACTCCGTAACCATCACCGTCCACCAGGGCATGATGGACGTCACCCGCTACGGCGACACCGGGCTGCATTATGCGCCGGCGCTACGCACCGACCAGATCCAGGCCGTGTTCCTGCAGGACTTCGGCGCTAACAAGGTGCACGCCGTTATCGCTGGACTACTGTCGAGCAACGGCTTCACCGTCTCCTGCAAGCCGCGCTCCGGCGTCGTCAGCGCCACCAACCCGCTGTTCTCCGCCACCTGCATCATCTTGGACTACACACCGTTGAGCGCCAAGGTCGGCGACCGCAGCGATGCGCCCGTAACGTTCCAGGCCGTCACCGCGATCACGCAGGCCACCTCGTGAAAGGGCCTTGATGCCAGTAGCTGATTTCTTCCTCCGCGTAGGTGACACGACCAGCATCATCCGCACGACGCTCGAGGACTCGACCGGCGCCGCCGTCAACATTCAGAACGCCACCGTCAAGTTCCGGGTCGCGCCGATCAACGGCAGCGGCACGCCTGTCATCAACACGGCGGCGTCGAACGACCAGAACGGCACCGGCGTCGACGGCTCGAAGGGCAAGGTGTCCTACGCTTGGATTGCGGGCAACACGAGCGTCTCCGGGCTCTACCTCGCCGACTGGCAGGTCACCTACAGCGGGGGCGGCATCCAGACGTTCCCGAACGACTCGTACATCCTCGTCAGGATCACACCGGAGGGCGCGTGACCGTCTACCTGACCAACGAGCAACTCAAGGCCACTCTCGAGCTCACGGGCACCACGTTCGCCGAAGACGACGTGTCCGCTGCGATCGAGGCGGCCAGCCGGGGCATCGAGGGCGCGTGCAACCGCCGGTTCTACCCGGACGCGGACGCCACGCAGGTGAGGCACTACACGCCGCAGACCGGCAGCACCTGCCTGATCGACGACCTGATCACGCTCACGAGCTTGAAGGTTGACCGCAACGGCGACGGCACGTACGAGGAGACGTGGACGCTGAACCAGTGGTTCGTGCTCGAGCCGAACAACGCCGATTCAGACGGCCGGCCGTGGACGCGCGCGACCGTTAACCTCGTGTGGGGCAGGGCTCTACCACCGTGGCCGCGTAGCGTCGAGGTGACCGGCAAGTTCGGCTGGGCGGCGGTGCCGGGCGCGATCGTCGAGGCCGTCACGATCCTCGCCACGCAACTGCTTCGCCGCGCACGGGAGGCGCCATTCGGTGTCGTTGCGATCGGGATGGACGTCGGCGCCGTCACCCGCCTCGCTGTCACGGATCCGTCCGTCAGGTTCCTCGTCGCCGACTACCAGCGTGAGCGGCCGAGCGGGTGACCTCACTCGCCGCGATCCGCGCCGGCCTCGCCGCCAACCTCCAGGCCGTCGCCGGGGTCGAGCAGGTCTCGGCCTACGTGTTGAGCAACCCGACGCCGCCCACGATCTGGGTCAGGCCGTCTACCGACGTAGGTGTCGAGTACGGGCAGGCGATGGGCGGCGGCAGCACGAACTGGTACATGGTCGTGTTCGCGTTCGTCGGCGCCGTCTCCGATATCGGGGCGCAGAAGCTGCTCGACGAGATGATCGGCACCGGCTCGGCGTCGTCGGTGCAGGACGCGATCGAGTCGGACAAGACTCTGGGCGGGGCATGCTCCGACCTGGACGTAAGGGAGTGCCGCGCCTATCAGGAGTATGTGCGCTCCGACGGCTCATCCGTGCTCGGCGCGGAGTGGGACGTGTACGTCATCTGCGGCGCCTAGCCGCAGCGCAGTAAGCCAGCCCCGGCTCTGGGGCGGCACAACCTAGAGGAAGGGGCCAAAGTGGGGGTCGTAATTCTGACCAACGCACAGGTCACGGTCGCAGGCACGGACCTGACCGACCACGTCGACTCGGTCGAGGTGGCGATCTCGCAGAACGATGTCGACATCACCGCGATGGGCGCTACCGCAACGCAGCACGCGGTCGGACTCCGCTCGGACACGATCACCGTGACGTTCCTGCAGGACTTCGCCGCGTCGAAGGTGAACGCAACGTTGTGGCCGCTGCTCGCAAGCACCGGCTTTACGGTCAAGATCGTGCCGGTGAACACCACGGTGTCGACGACGAACCCGTCGTTCACCGCCACCGCGCTCCTGATGGACTACATGCCCCTCTCGGGCAAGGTCGGCGACCGCTCCGACACGCAGGTCAAGTTCACCTGCACCGGTGCCGTCGTCATGGCGACCACGTAGCCCGATGGCAGGGGCGGTCAAGGTCGAAGGGCTGAACGAGCTCGTCCGGGCGTTCGGCCAGATCGACAAGGAACTCCGCCGCGATATCCAGCGGGAACTGTCGGCGGCCGCCCTGATTGTCAGGCAGGAGGCCGCCGCCGGGTTCATGCACATCTCGCCCCGGTCGGCGGGCGGGTTTCGTCCGCGCGTCCGCGGGTCGACGGCGGTGGTGGAGCAGCGGTATCGCAAGACCACGGGGATGCGGCCGGACTACGGGTCGCACCAGATGTGGTACCTGATGAAAGCCCTCGGCGACAAGGAGGAAGCGGTCGTCGCCCGGCTCGATTTGATGCTGGACAAACTCGGCGGCGAGGCCGGGTTCTGACAAGGAGGAAGCGGTGAAGCTAGTTGTCACAGACGTGCCCGGGCTCGACGGCGAGTACCCGGCCGACATCACGTTCTTCACGAACCGGGAGTTGCACAAGATCAAGAAGATGACCGGCCTGCGGGCCGGGGAGTTCATGGAGGCGTTCCAGGCCGGCGACAACGATATGGTTGTTGCGCTCGCCGTCGTCGTCATGGAGCGCGAGGGCAAGGAGGGCGCGGAGGATCTGCTATGGGACGCGCCGGCCGGTTCGGTCACGCTCGAGGACGACGAGGACGAGGTTGTAGTGGAGGATGATGCTCTCCCCCCGGCGCAACCGACCGAGACCGCCAGCGAGCTCGAGCCAAGCGACTCCGACAGGATCGAATCTTCTGGCGAAAGTTCGAGCACCGTTTCGGTGCTCCCGGTGAGCGACCAGAGTCTTACTGGTCTCCCGCGCTCGGGCACTTCTGCGGGCTGAGCCCGGCGGATCTCGCCGACATGTCCCCGCAGCAGCTAAGCGCCTGCTGGGACTTTATGAAGCCGTAGCTATTTGCTGCGGCGGCTCTCGATGGCTGCCGCGATGAAGGCGTAGGCGATCAGTGCCAGGAACCCGATGATGATCGCGTAGCCGAGGATCAGGTTGGCGTTGTGGTTCGAGATGAGCAGGACGCCCAGCCCGATGAGGAAGATGAACGCGATGACCGCGCCGACGCTTTTGGCGGCGTTCTGCGGTGTGTCGATCCCGTGTGGTGTTTTCATGGGCCGCAGCCTAGCTCACTAACCGGAGGAGTGCGTTGCCGCGTAAACTCGAGGTAGTCATCTCGGGCGACTCCAAGTCGCTCGAACGGGCGCTTGGTCGTTCTACGGCCGCCTCCGAATCGTTCGCTAGTTCGATGGGCAAGATGGCGAAGGTGGCCGTCGTTGCCGCGGGGGCCGCCGGGATCGGCGCGCTCGCTATCGGGATCGACAAGTCCGTCAAGGCTGCGCTCGATGCGGAGGTCGCGCAGAAGAAGCTAGGGGCTGCCTTCACCGCATCGCATCTGTCAGTGAAGAAATACTGGCCCGAGGTGGAGAAGGCCGAGGCGGCCGGCCGTCGGCTCGGGTTTGTGAACACGGACACGGAGGCGGGGCTAGCCAAGCTAGTCGTAGCGACGGGCAACACCGGCAAGGCGGTTAAGGATCTAGGCGTGGCGCAGGACATCGCCAGGTTCAAGGGCACCGACCTGACGACGGCGTCGCAGATGCTGGCGATGGCGATGACGGGATCGCAGCGGGCCGCCAAGCAGCTCGGCATCACCGTAATCCCGTTGACCACGAACATGGACGCGCTGAAGAAGTCGCACATGGATCTGACGACCGCGGCGGGTAAGGCGGCCGAGGCGGCGGCGAAGCTCGCCGACAAGCAGGCCACGGGCGCGGCGGTGATCGCCAAGGTGTCCGAGAAGCTGCGCGGGCAGGCGAAGGCATACGCGGATACCGCCGCCGGCGGCATGGCCAAGTTCCGGGCCGGGCTGAACAACATCGAGGAGCAGGTCGGCAAGCACTTGCTGCCGGTGCTCGGGTCGATCGCGAACGCGGCAGCCGATGGCGTCTCGGGCGCCACAAAGTGGTTCGGCAAGCTCGACAAGGAGGTCAGCAAGCAGCGCACCTTCACCGGCAAGTTGCGGGTGATCTGGACGAACCTCCAGCAGGTGGCGCAGGATCTCGCGAGCCGCTTGGCGGATTTCTTCTGGCGCGGCTGGACGACTCAGGTTTCGATCAAGGGCGGCACGCAGACGCTGACGACCGTCCACGCCGGGCTGCTGGCCGGGCTCAAGACGGTGGACTGGGGTGCGATCGGCAAGGCGATCCTCGACGGGATTGTGGCAGGGCTGAAAGAAACCGGGAAGATCGCGGCGAGGTTGTCCGCCATCGTTAGCGCCGCGGTTGACAAGATCCCCTGGGGCGACATCGGCGTGAAGATGGGCCCGGCACTGGCGGGCGCGATAGCAGCAGCATTCGCGACGCTCACCGACCCGGGGTTTTGGGCGCAGCACTGGTCGCTCGCGCTGGCCGTGGCGGTCACCGCGTTCCCGGTCGGGCGGCTCGGCGGGCTCGCGGCGAAGCTCGGCGGCGAACTCGCGCTAGTCGTGGCGGGCGTGATCGAAAAATTCTCGCCGGCGCTCGCCAAGGGGTTCTTGGAGGCGATTACATTTGCGGTCGCTGTGCTGGCGAAACTGGGCCCGATGGCCGCTGCGGTACTCGAGCGGGTGGGGGCGTTCCTGGAGGGCGTGATCAAGGGTATTTTCGGCAAACTCGGGCGTATCGCGTTCTTCGTGGTGAGGGTACTCGGCATCCAGGCCGTCATCAACGCGCTCGAGAACCTGGCTGTTGCCGCCTACAACAAGGCGAAGCAGATCGGCACGAACATCGTCCAGGGTATCTACGGCGTCGTAAAGACGGTGGGCAAGTGGGTCAAGGGTGCGCTGGACGCGATCTGGGCTGTCATCAGCGGCGTCGCCCATAGTGCGTACACCGCCGCGACGGCGATCGGCGCCGAGATTATCCACGGCATCATCGCCGGCATGGGGGATCTCGCCGGGCGGGTGGGCGGCTGGATCCATAGCCAGCTCGCTGGTGCCGTCAGCTGGGCCGGGAGCCTGCTGCACGGCTCGGGCCCGTTCCAGTGGACGAAGCACACGATCGGGATCCCGATGATGCAGGGCATCATCGAGGGCATCGTTGCGACTACCTCGGGCGTCGCAACCACGCTCGCCAATTCCGTCACCGTGATCATCCAGGGCGCGATCATCGCGGCCAAGCAGGCGCTCGCTAAGGCCAAGACCGATCTCGTCTCCACTCTGTCGTCGTTCGCCTCTGCGGCGGTGGGCGGATTCGATGCAGCCGGCGGCGGCACGGCGACTACACGCAGGCTGGCCGCGAAGGCGAAGCGCGAGGCTGCGGCCATCGCGGCGCAGCAGATTGTAGATCAGCGTGCTGCGAACGAGAAAGCGATCAAGGTCGCCAAGACCAAACTTGGCGACGATACGTCCGCGGGCGCTGACGCCGCGACGTTGACGGCTGACCAGGACGCCATCGACGCCGCGATTAAGGCGAAGGCCGATTACGAGGCGCAACAGCAAGCGCAGGCCGACGCGGACAAGGCGGCGAAGAAGCAGAAGGACGACAAGGACGCCTTCGAGAAGGCGCTGGCCGCGCTCGAGCAGCAGGCCGCCGGGGCCAAGACCGAGGCGCAGGTCAAAGCGATCCAGGAGAAGATCCGGGCGCTGTTCAAGAAGTACGGGCTCACGTTCGGCAGCGTCGAGGCGGGCTCCGACTGGAACACCGCCCAGACCCTGTTCGTCGGCGCGATGGGCGACCTCAATCGGTCGATGCAGGCGCTCATCATCGCCATCAACAATCTGACCGGCGCCAGCTCCGCCCTACCGTCAACAAGCGCAGGCAGCCTCCCGCACCACGCTGACGGCGGCAAGACCAAGGCCGGGCTCGCGATGCTCCACGCCGGTGAGTACGTGCTCAAATCCTCAGCCACCCGCAAGATCGGCCTGCCCGCGCTGAACCACCTGAACTGGTTCGGGCACTTCCAGGAGGGCGGGTTCGTGCCCAACCTCCCGAAGATCGGGAAGAACCCGAAGATCAACCCGACAACCGGCGGGCCCGACGATCCCGCGTACCGGGCGGCGGCCATGTACCTGAACGACTACGGGGACGACCGTAACCAGGTAGATATCGGCACCGCCCTCGCCGGGCTGCTCGGCCCGCGCGCGCAGGCGCAGGCTGCCATCCGGGCAACCAGGGTCGGCGGCGTCTCGCTTCGCCACGGGCTATGGCGCGCCGGCGGCGGTGTCGTCGATTCCAAGATGGTCGACGCGTGGAAGAAGAACTACCCGGGCATCACGTTCGAGCCTGGCACGCCCGGCCAGCAGATCTCGTGGATGCAGGCCGCGTCGAGACTTCCGCAAGGCGGGCAGGAGCTCGGCTCGCTGATCGCGTCGAGCATGGGTGGCTCCGGCACCGGCGCCAACACGCACGGCTCGCTCGTCGAGCAGCTCACCAGCCACGCCGTCCACTTCGCTCGCGGCGGCACCGCGCTCGCCGACGGGCTCGCCATGCTCCATAAGAATGAGACGGTGATCCCCGCACGTGGCGGCATGCCGATCCAACTCCACACCACCATCGAACTCGACGGGCGCGTCGTCGGCCGCAGCGTGCAGAACTATCTGGGCGAGCAGGCGCGGTGGGGCAGCCCCGGACTCGCCCACTAGATGGCCGCCGTCCAGCCGTTCCAGAACGCGGCGTTCGTCAAGATCGAAGTCGACTTCACGTCGAACTGGAACGTGGCCTCGCCGGCGTACACCGACGTAACCGGGGACGTCCGCTTCGCCGACGGGCTCGTGTGGGAGCGCGGACGCAACGACGAGTTCCAGTCCATCAGCCCCGGAACCTGCCAGTTCACGCTCAACAACCGTGCACGCACCTACGACGTGACCACGAACGCAAACATGGTGCCGGCGAGACCCACCCGGATCACGTGTTTCTACCCGACGGTCGCCACCTCATACCAGCAGATTCAGGCGCAGGCCGAAGACTTCGTGCCGGACTGGGCGCTCGGCGAAGAGGCGGTTGTCAAGGTCAATTGCATCGAGCGGTTCGGCGGGCTGGGATTCACACGGATTGTGTCGAGCGCATTCATCTCCACTACCGCGACCGGTCGGCTCACCGACCTCGCGAACGCAGGAGGATGGCCCGCCGCGGCACGGGCGTTCGCCGGCGGCACCTACCCGCTCACGGCGGGACAGGTGTATCAGAACGTCGACGCGCTCTCGTCGATGCAGGAAGTCGCGAACGGGCAGGCGCAGGTGCTCTACCAGGATCGAACCGGCGTACTGACGACGCACGCCATGTTCACTGCCACGTCGGGGAGCGGCGGCACGTTCGGCGACCTCCCCGGCAGCGAACTCGCGTTCGTCACGCCTGGCGGCGGCGTCGGCGGCGGCTACTGGTTCACGCAGGTGCAACTGACCGCGGCGACCGGCCCGGCGGGGCCGTGGACGCAGAACCAGCCGAACACCGTCACCGCGAACGTCGGCTCGAACTACCCGGTCGGCAAGTACGGCATCAGGCCGTTCACCCGCAACACGGCGGCATTCGCGCAAACGAACGCGCAGACCGTCGCCGCATCGATCGCCACCAGCCTGAACGGGCTGAGCCCGTACCGGATGAAGGAGGTCGTCATCCGCCCGATGCGCGATCCTGCCAGCCTGTTTCCCGTCGTGCTCGCCGCCGACTTCGGCATCCCGTACACGTTCAACTTCCAGCCGATCGGGGGCGGCTCGAGGATCTCGATCACGGCGAAGCTCCGGTCGATCCGCCACGAGGTCACCGAGAATGACTGGGTCGTGACCTGGCAGTTGAGCCCGTAAGGAGGACGAGTGAGCACCTATCTCCAGCGAACCGGGGCGACGATCAACCCGACCGTCGCGCAGCGCGGGGCGGGCGCGAACATGAGCGTCGACGTCGCCGCGGGCCAGGTCGTCTACCAGAACGCGATCTCGGCCGTCGCCGCCGGCAACCTCGTCATCAGCGCCGCACACGCGACGCAGGATCGTATCGACACGATCGTCGCCAACTCGAGCGGCGTCAAGAGTGTTCTCGTCGGCCCGATCAACGACGGGCTAAACGCACAACCCGCCGACCCGACCGGATACGTCGTGCTCGCCTACGTGTATGTCCTCAACCAGGCGTCAGTCGAGTACACCGGCACGATCACGACAGCCGCAATCACGCCCGCCGCCACGTTGCAGAACCCGACTGACGTGCAGGTGTTCACCGTGGGCGACTCGACGTGGACGAAGCCGACGTGGGCGACCTACGTGGAGGTGCAGTGCGTCGGGCCGGGCGGCGGTGGAGGCGGTGGCTTCAGCGGCACCGGATCAGGTGGCGCCGGGGGCGGCGGGGGAGCGTGCTCGATTCAGAAGTTCCGCGCCGCGGATCTGGCAGCCACGGTTGCTGTCCATGTCGGCGGCGGCGGTGCGGGTGGTGCTGCCAATACAAACGGCACCGGGAGCTCGGAGTACGCGGCGTTCGGCGGCACTGTCGCCGCTAACCGTTTCGTGACGGCGGAAAGCGGCGGCGGCGGCAGCCGTGGCCGTTCGGCCGCCGACTCGGGAGGCGGCGGGGGTGGCGGCTCGATGGGAACCGGGACGAGCGCCGGGGATACACCCACGGGCGCTGCCGGGGGCGCTCCTGGGGGATCTGTCGCCGATGCCGATAACCCCGGGCACGGCGGAGCGGGCGGCGGTAGCGGCAACATCGGCGGTAACGCAGCCTGGGGCGGCGGCGGCGGTGCGGGCGGCCCGAACGGGCTGGCCGGCGGGGTCGGCGGCAACTCGAGCTTCGGGTGTGCCGGCGGCGGCTCAGGTGGCAGCGCAGCTTTGGCGGGCGGTAAGGGCGGCGACGTCGGCACCACGTTCGCGACCAAGGTGCCGAACGGCGGTACAGCGGCAGGCGGCGCTGGCGGCCCAGGAGGCAGCAAGGGACAACTCGGCCAGGGCGGCGGCGGCGGGGGCGGCGCGACCGTCACCGGTGGCGTAGGCGGTGCAGGCGGTTCCTACGGTGGAGGCGGTGGCGGGGGAGGCCGCGGTGGCACTACCGGAGGGCACGGTGGCGCCGGAGGCGACGGGGTATGCATCGTGACGTCGTGGTGACTAGCCGAACAGGAGGAACAGCATGACCACCACCCGCAAGCTCTGCTACCCGCACCCGCGCGGAGCCTCGAGCCACGTGCTCATGTACGGCAACAAGCCGGGGCTCCACCCGACGGCCGGGCTCGCCCACAACTGGGCGCTCGACTTCATGGCGCCGGGCGGGACGCTCATCCTCGCCGTCGAGGCCGGCACGATCTGGCGGCTCTCCGGCCATGACCCGGCGACCGGTGTCCACGACGGCGACATCTACGGGTGGAACACGTATCTGCACACCCGCGATGGACTGATGTATTTCTACACGCACCAGGACACGCGGCGGGTGACGGTAGGGCAGAAGGTTCGGAAGGGCCAGGTGATCGGCGAGGTGGGGCACTGGCCGAACGATCCCGGCCGCAGCCACACGCATCTCGGGGTAACTCACCCGATGGGGGAACGCGCATCGAAACGTGCCATCCTGAACGTGGCCGAAGCACCGCACGTTCAGGGCACCTACCCGAAGGAGGCGGTATGACCGTCGAGAAGACAGGGCAACGCAAACTTGTGCTGTTCAGTTACAACAAGGCGGTCGTGAAAGGCCGCACCGTCTCGGTACAGGCCGCGCAGGGAGCAGCCGAGCCGGTCGAGAAGAAGAACCCGCCGAACCACGGCACCGCCTACGTCGCGTTCGGCCACGACTTCGTCGGCGAATCCCATATTCGCGTCGTCGGCTCCAGCGGCGGCGAGGACGACGGCACCATCGCCGTCGACTAACGAAGTGCAGCCCTCGTTCATAGCCGGGCGGCCCCGGTCGATCTGCGGTTCTGCCACACGCGGTGGAACCCGTGATCCCTGACGTCCTTGCCGCCGGAGGCACCGACCTCGCCACTGTCGCCGTGCTGATCCTCGCCGTGCTCGGCTTTGCCTACACTCTGTACTCGGGGCGGCGCACCAGCAGCAGTAACTACGAGGGCGAACAGTCTGACAGGATCACCGACCTGCTCCGCCAGCGTGACGAGGCCAAGGCCGATCTCGCGAACTGCGAGCAGATGAACCGCGCGCTCGAGCGGGCGATCGCGCACCTGGAGAACGGTGGGAACACCTGATGCCCGGGAGCGGCCGCTACCACGTAACCCAGGGCGCTGCCATCGGGCTCGTCATCTCATGGATGGCGTTACTCATCCTCTCCGGTGTCATGCTCTACCAGGTTCGGCTACTCGGCAACGAGCAGCACGAGCGCACGCACGCCGACGACGTCACCACCTGCGCGTTCCGCACCGCCATCGAGGCTAGCCTGGCGCTAGTGCACGCCGCGCCACAATACGAGGCCCAGTTCCGACACATCCTCGAATCGCTGCCTCCCGTCACGTGTCCGCCACCGTAGCCGTGATCGTCGTCGTCATCTGCCTCCTCCTCGCCGGCATCGTCATCGGCAAATGGCTTTAGGGAAGGAACCCGTGACCAACACGCAAAGCTGGATCCTCCTCGTCGAGGTCGGCGTCATCGCCGTCGTCACACTCCTCGGCGTCCGCCACTAGAAAGGACACCGTGCCACCCATACCGCAGAAGCCGCCGGCCACCGGGCCGCCGCCACCGCCATCGAGCCCGACGACCATACTGGCGCCGCCGACACCGCCCGGGCAACTCTCCACCCCGGACGTCACCGTCGCCCAGATCGGGGCGCTCGTCACGTTCATCGTCGCCCAAGCTGTTGCGTGGGGCTGGATCCACGACGCCTCCGGCCAGAAACTCGTCGCGCTCGGCGGCATCATCATCCCCGTCGCCTGGAAACTCTCCGACAGCATCATCCGCCACGGCCGCTCGACCGGCAACGCCTCGAGGACGCCGTAGGATATGCCGCGCGTGCCGTCGTCACCCCGCCACGAGCTCAGCCAGGCAATCGACCAGGTCAACGTACGGCTCGACGTGATCGAGCGGCACCTCGAGTCCATCATGCGGAAGCTCCGCTCTATAGCCCACGACGAAAGGATCATCATGGCCGACCAGGCAGCACTCGACAGCGCCATCGCCACGCTTCAGACGGCAGTCGACGCGATCGTCGCGAAGATCGGCACCGTCCCGAACGTGGACTTCCAGCCGGAGATCGACATGCTCGCGAAGGCGACGGACGAGATCAACGCCGCGCTCGCACCACCGGCATCGGTCGAGCCGCCTGCATGACCATCTGGCAGAGGCTCGGGGCGTTCGTCGCAACCGCCGAGAACCTGGGTGATCTGGGTCGATTCGCCGCGATCGGCGGCTCCTGGATCGTGCCGGTGCTCTACGGCGACGACGCCTCGGGCCCTGTCAACCTCGCCAACATCGAGCAGATCAAGCAGCAGGCCTCCGCCCACGGGATCCGGGTCGGCTGCTGGGCGAACGGCTGGGCCGGCGACCCGCACCACGACGCGATGGAGATCGCCGCGATCGTCCACGGCCACGAGCTCGACCCCGTAATCCTGGACTGCGAGGCCGCCTACCAGCAGCACCCCGACGTGTTCCCGTGGCTGCTCAAAGACGTGCGCTCGGCGCTCCCGCACGCCAGCCTCGGCGTCTCCACCAACTCGCTGAACGACTCGCTGATCTGGAACGGCCGCGGACTCAACCCGCGCGAGTCAGCCAGACGATTGGGCTATCGCGCGCTACCCCAGTGGTATTCCAGCCCGAACTACTCGGGCGCGTGGACAGACCCGCTGACGAACATGCAGTGGCTGCACGATCACGGGTTCGAGGACAACTTCTGCGATCCGAGCTACTCGAACCGGCGGGCCGTTCCGCTCAGCTACGTCCACGGCACGCTCGAAGTCACCGGGCTCGAGGACGCATCGCTCGCCGTGTCGCTCGGCCGCTGCGCCGAGGCCCGCCGGTACGGGCTAACGCCGGGCCTGTCCGTCTACCTGCTGGAGAACATGCCCGACGCCGACTACGCGCTCCTTGCGGCGCAGCGCGGCAAGTTGTACCTTTAGCAGCGTTGAGTTGCCTCGACCGCCGTCCTTCGACCTTCGGGTCAGGGGCGGCGGTCTTTTTGTGTTAAGACGACTTGCGCTCTGGCGCAGTGTGGTACACTTTGCGCCATGAAGGTGAAAATTGGCACAACAGTCGAGGAGCAGGACGTCGAACGTCTTGAGGCTCTCGCCCGCGAAGCGGACGTCAGTCTCGCGTGGCTCCTCCGCAAGATTCTCCGCGACTACCTAGCGGCACAAACCGTCTAAAGGAGGCAGCGTGACCACCACCACGCAGACAGAGCACGGCAAGGCATGGAGAGCATCGGCGCGGAAGTCTATGTCTCGCGACCGCGACCGCATCGCCGAACTACAAGCGCAGGGCATGACCGCCGAGCAGGCATGGCTCAAACTCATAAAAGAAGCAGCGTAACGTGACGCTCGTCCTCGACTGCCCCGGCCACTTCAAGCTCGTCGCCGGCACCTCCACCTACGTCCCCGGCTGCGGCAAAGTCACCGCCGTCCGCGCGCGCAGGAAAGTCGAGGGCAAGGACGGCAAGCGCGTGATGGCGCCGGTGCTCGTCTGCCCCAACTGCGGGGCGCGGCTACTTCCCACCAAGCTAGAGATCGAACGGAGCAAAGGAGGAAAGTGAGCCCCGTCAACATCAAGCGCACCACCACGAACAAAGGCCGCTTCTACGAATGGCGCGCCGAGGACGGGAAGTTCTGGAGCGTCACCACAATCGTGAACGGCGGCCTGCCCAAGCCCG